GCCCCGGCTCGCTTTCTTGGCACGAGCTTGCCAGCCTTCTCTTCCAAAATGTCAGACACCTCCCACTGCGTACGGTACGGGCAATCACGAGCTTGTCCCTCAACGTAAATAGTCCAGTAGTCGGTCCATGATCCGGGCACGTCTGTAACGTCAATCCGGAGAGGCGTTATCACCTCCAGGCTATCTAAATAGCTCTCGATCATAAGCTGTTGGTTAACTGACATGCCAAAGACTTCCTCCACTACCAGCCGGCTCGCCATCCCAATGGGCCGGGACGTCAAGTCAGCATCAAGCGCCGCAAGCAACCAATCGCGCATCCACATGGAAGTACCCTTGTGGTTAATAACACGAAGCAATTTGCACTTCGGTATATCTTTGGTAACGCGCATCCCATACTGTGCTAGGGACTGTATCACTGGTGCTCCTGGATAGGCATGCGCCATGGAGAGAGCCTTCGATCTGAGTAAGGCAAGTAGGGTCTTCGCACCGGCACGCTCATACCGATGCGAGGTCCAACCAAAGTTGGCTAAAATCTTCCACGGGTCCGCCAAGTTATTTTGATCCTCGGGGGCGAACACTATTCCGCAAAAAGAAGCTAATGAGATATCGTCTACAATTTCGAGTTTAATTTTTAACCCCAACGTGGTATAGTCTTCACCGGAGATCTCTGCGCCTTCAAAGGCGAACAGACCATCGTCTCCCTCCACGACTCCATCGAAAAATGTGCATCCTTTCTCTTCCGCAACAAAACCATTGAACATTAAGTTGGAGAATCCGTTTCCAAGGGATGTGCACATTTCGCCAGACATACGAACTGCCAGCAACTCTACGATAAAGTTTTTGTATTTGCAAACGTTACTTCCCGCCAGAACCCTATCACAGAGCTCTGCGAACTCTGGACCCTCGGGGAGGCGGGAAACCATATACTTATACAGCTCAAATTCAACTGTTTTCATAACGGTCTCTACGAACAGCGCTTCGAAAGTCTCGAAGTCGCTCTGGCCGTAACGGCGGCCTGGCGCATATAATTTATTATAAATATAAGCTTGTCTGTCCCGCGCCGGAACATGCTTAATAAAAGACGGATGTTCATATACTACCTCCTCAATTTTATGGAATATTGGTCCTACGAGGCACTTGAAGACATCGCTACGTGCATTAATACCACGGGCGTGCTTATAGGCTACATACGTCTCATCTTTCTCAAAAGAGGCGCATTCTTCGTGCATCTCGTCCCAGACATTTTCACAGCTCTCCCAAGTGGCCAACAATTCCTCCTTACGCCACTGGGGATAATTCGCTTGAGCAAGCCAGGATTCCACAGACCGGTCCTCTGACGGGTCCAGGGGAGTGAAATTATTATGGATAAATTTAATAACATACTGTCGGAGCTTCTGCATGCGGATTGGATCGATCTTAGGTGTCTCCGAACCGAATCGCTTAC